ACGATCTCGCTGACGCCGCTGTTGCCCAATCGCCTGACTGTTTCACGGGAAACAAATGGCTCGCTGACGTACCACTATGCCTACGCCAGCGTCTCAGAGGACTTCGGCGAAGACCGCATCTTCCACGTTAAGGGCTTCTCGCTCGACGGCATCGTCGGCATCTCGCCGGTCTCCCAGGCGCGCGAGACGCTGGGCATAGCCCTGGCGGCCGAGAAGTCGGCGGCGTCCTTCTTCCGCAACGCCATGCGGCCAAGTCTGGTGATGAAGGCGCCAGCCTTCCTGCCGGACAACCAGCGCGAGCGCTTCAACGATACCTGGATGGAGAAGTTCACCGGCAGCATCAACGCCGGTCGCGTCCCGCTTCTGGAGGGCGGCTTTACTCTAGACCAGATCACGATGAAGCCCGAGGACGCACAGCTGCTGTCCACGCGGCAATACAGCGTCGAGCAAATCTGCCGCTGGTTCGGCGTCCCGCCCGTGATGGTCGGCTACATGGACAAGTCCACGTCCTGGGGCAGCGGGATGGAACAGATGAACCTCTGGTTCCTGACCTACGCCCTTCGGCCCTGGCTGCGCGCGATCGAGCAGGAGATCACCAGGTCGGTGCTCACCCCGGCTCAGCGCATCTCTTACTACGTCGAGTTTAACGTCGAGGGCCTGCTGCGCACCGACAGCATGAAGCGGGCCGAGATCATGCGGATGCTGGTCGATGCCGGCATCCTGACCCCGAATGAAGTGCGGGCGCGCGACAACTACGAGCCGCTCGATGGCGGCGAGAAGCTCACGATGGCGGCGGGGCGGATGCCTGTTGACATGCTTGGGCAGCAACCGCCGCAGCCGCCACCAGAACAAGGCCCGCCTGTCCGGCAGCAGGTCGGCCCTAAAGGAGCGACATCCAATGCGTGAGGTGTTTGCAGCGTCTGCCGAGTTGAAGTTCGTGGGCGAAGCGGAAACCGGAGAGGTCACCGGCTACGCCAGCGTGTTCAACGTCTTGGACAGCCACGGTGACCTGATCATCCCCGGTGCGTTCGACGCCACCCTGTCCGAGCACAAGTCCTCGGGGCGCACGATCCCGATGTTTGCAGAGCACTCATTCGCCATGTTCGGCGGGGACTCCCTGCCGATCGGCAAGTGGACGCAGGTTGAACCGGACGAAAAGGGGCTGCGGGTCACCGGCAAGTTCATCGGGCTGAAGCATCCCGACGTTGCGCGTGCACATGAGCTCGCCAAGGAGAACATGCTGGGCGGCATCTCCATCGCGTACCGTGTGCGGGATGGCGGGGCCACGAAGGGCAAGAAGGCCGGCGAGCCACTACGCACGCTGAGCGGCATCGACCTCTTCTCCATTGACCTGGTGGGTGATCCGTCCAACCCCCTCGCCAGGATCGATGGCATCAAGGCGATACTCAGCCTGCCAGACCACAAAGCGGCGGCCGCTGCGTTGGAAGAGGCGATGCAGGTCTGTCAGGAGAGCCTGACGGGTGGCGATGCGCCCACCAGCGATGAACGCGGCCAGATCGCGGACAGGATCAGGACTGCATACAGGCACGTCACCGGCGGCGACATGCCGGCGAAGCATCTGCAGTTCGAACAGTTGCGGGAGATGAAGAAGTGGCTGCGGGAGCAGCGAGGCTTCTCCAACTCGCAGGCTGACGAGATTGCCAAGCTCGTCTTCAAGTCAACGCCTCGGGATGAGGACAGCGACAGCGCAGTGGCGAACGCGGCCAGAAAGGAGGCGGTGGCGAACATCCGCACGATCCTTTCCGGCTTCTCCCTCAACTCCTAGGAGACTGACATGCCCGATGGTGGCGACGTTCCAACCGAAACCGAACTGAAGAACCTCACGGTCGATCTGAAGAAGGCCACAGACGAGGTCAAGACATTCGCGGAGAAGGTCCAGACCGAGATGAAAAATCTCGGTGCTACGACCGACGAGACCAAGGCCAGTGCCGACAAGGCGCTGACGGAAATGAACGGTCTCGCGGCCCGCTTGACCGAGATCGAGCAGAAGGTGGCTCGGCGCGGTAGCGGCGATACTCCCTCGGTTCAGAAGAGCCTCGGCGAGCTTGTGGTCGAGGCCGACACGGTGAAATCCCTGCTGGAGCAGAAGAACGGCCAGGCGAGGGTGACCATCGAGCTGAAGGACATAGTGTCCGGCCCCGGCCTCTGGGGCACCGGCCAGTCTCGTAGCAACGCGCTGGTGATCGCCGACCGCCAGCCGATCGTGCCGATGCCGACGCGCCAGTTGATCGTGCGGGATCTGATCACGCCAGGATCCACGTCATCGAACGCGATTGAATATCCGGTGGAGACGGACAATCCCGCGGTAACAGGTGCGGCGGTCGTCTCGGAAACCGCACTCAAGCCGCAGAGCAACATCACCTTCGATCTGAAGTCGACGGCGGTTCGCACCATCGCCCACTGGATGAAAGCATCCAGGCAGATCATGGACGATGTGCCGCAGTTGCAGAGTTACATTGACGGACGGTTGCGGTACGGCCTTGGGTATGTGGAAGAGAACGAGCTGCTGTATGGCGACGGAACCGGCCAGCACCTGTACGGCATCATACCGCAGGCGACCGCCTACTCAGCGGCGTTCACGCCAACTAGCCCGCAGGCCATCGATACGCTACGCCTCGCGGCCCTGCAGGCGACCCTGGCGCTCTACCCGGCCACGGGGTTTGTGTTGCACCCGACCGATTGGGCGAAGATCGAGCTCACCAAGGACGGCATGCAGCGCTACATCGTCGGTGATCCGCAGGCCATGATCGCCAAGCGGCTGTGGGGACTGCCGGTTGTCGATACCCAGGCCATGCAGGTCGGCAAGTTCCTGACTGGAGCCTTTAGGCTCGGCGCGCAGATCTTCGATCGCCTGTCGATGGAAGTGCTGATCTCGACAGAGGACCAAGACAACTTCGTGCGCAACATGATCACGATCCGGGCGGAAGAGCGTCTCGCGCTCGCGGTGTACCGTCCGGCCGCCTTCGTCTACGGCACGCTGCCCTGATGTTGCTGAAGGCCCTCAGACCTTGGACCAACCAGGACTATGAGGGCCACGTCGAGCCGGGTCAGTTGTTCGAGGCGAACGAGTATCGCGCGAATGAACTGATCCGGGCCGGCTTGGCGATGGCCACGACCGACGAGAAGCTGAAGATCAAGGTTCCCGCCGACGAACCTCCCGCCAAGCGCAGGCGCGGCTGATATTCCGAACCGGCCTCGGGCTTCTCCCCGTAGGCGAATGCAGCGTGTGGCCCCGAGCGTTCATCCGGTTCGGATCGGGGCGCCCAATTAGGAAAGACTGTTTCCATGGTCGAGTTGCACACATTTGAGACCATCTCAGAGGCGACCGGCGGGACAATCGACCGGCTGAGCGTCGCCGGCGGCTGGCTGTATCGGACGAGGACCTGGGACAACCGGTCCAACAGCTTCGGCACCAGTCTGGCCTATGTCCCCGATAGCGGGGCAACTGGCGGTGGCCAGCCTGCGGCCGCTGCTGGGACCTGCTTCTGGTACGCCAACCTGCTGGGCATCAACCTCGCGCCGGATGACGAGCCGCATACGCTGCCGATCGGCGAGGGTTATCCCTTCGGAGCGACTGAGCTTATCTCGGCGGCCGATGGCGGCTTCTCGGTCAATCAGCAATGCGTCTGCATCATCGATCTCTGGACGGAGTTCGTCCTGGGGCCCGTGACAGCAGACAACGTCGTCTGCATTAGTCTCGATAAGGCCGGAACCCATCTGCCACGCGGCGCTGTGCAGCTGCTGCCAGGAATGATCCTGCAGCACACTGGCTACAGCGGCCTGCTGCAAGTCGGCGAAATCGTCAGGCCGGCTGCGATATGTGGGTCCGGCGATGCGCTCTCGGTGGCCCCGACGAGCTACATCACCGCTCACATCGTGCCGCTGGTGGGGTGAAGCCCCTACTGATCCGGGCGCCTTGGGGCCTCGGGGATGCCATCTACGTCCGCCCTCTGATCCGCGATGCGGCCCTGCAGCGGAGCATCTACCTCGAAACGCCCTGGCCGGAACTCTATGCCGACCTGAATGTGCACTTCGTCCGCGGCGAGAAGGGCCTGCGGCTGCAAATGCGGAACGTGCTGGCCCAGGATGACGGGATCTGGGTGAAGCCGCCGCCTCTCATCGAGACCGTGGCACTCGGCTACGGCCCGCTTGAGTTGCAGGAGAGCGACGTTTTCGGCGCGATGGCGTCCAAAATGCCTATGAAGATGGTGTCGAAGCCGGTGTGGGATCTACCGGACATGGGCGCGAGCCCGGTGGACCCTGGTGACGCTCCACTCGCCTTCATCCGACCGGCGCTGCGACGGCTGGAATGGGACAATTTGGCACGCAATCCGCTGCCGCAATATGTC